TAGTACCAACACCAACCAAACTTGAAGAAACTGTAATTGTTGAATCAATATCCCAACCACTACCTCCGTTTAGGATAGAAACACTTACAGTTGAACCTAAACCAGCACCATTGTCTGCAACAGTTATTGAGAAAACAGCCCCTTCTCCATCCGGATCAGTATCAGTATATGCAGTTGTTAATCCAGTATTTTGTGCAAGATAAGTTCCTGGTGTTCTTAAAGTACTTGCAATACTTACATTATCTACTTCAATAATTTCACCACTACGAATTCTTCTTGCGTTTGCATTTACAAGACTATCACCATCAGTTCGTACAATTTTTAAAACCCCACCATAAGAAAGGAATGAAGATGCACTCATCCAATATTCGTATTGTCCATCAAGTGAAAGAGGTTTTCCATACACACTAATTAAATCTCTTTCTGTAGTAATATCTACAGCTTCATCCACAGGTCCGGTAGGAAAAGGTCCAGCAATTCCTCCGATATTATCTAAAACATTATCAGCTCTCCCTACAGTTAGATCAACCTCACGGATCAAAACGCCGGGAGATAATTGAGGAGTCGCCATTTAATTTTCTCCTAAGTCTCAGTTTAACTAAAAATATTTATTAAAATATTATTTTTCAAATGGGAATTATTGCGTGAACACTTCACCAGTCAGGATATTCCCATTTTACTTCAATTATACTACTTTTCCTTGAGATAATAACTCTTTTTTTGGTACATTCTTTACACTCATAAGAAAAGGAAGATGCAACAGGACCTCTATCTTTTCTAGTTCTATAAAATTCGCCAATTAAGTTTTTAGTCTGATTACAATTTCTACATTTTCTTTCATATAAAAATAAATGTTCAAAACTTAAATGATTGTCTAAATTCATTACCAAGAATTCCACATATAGGAAAATTCTGATTGCTTGTCGCCATATTCATCAGTAAACCATCTATCTCCATCTTTATCTACAAAAGTATCTTCATTATTTACTCCATCCACAATAAAACCGAAAGGGGACATATCTTGCTCTACTTGATTCTTTTGTTCTTCATATATTCTTTTTCTTATATCTTGATCGGTAAGTTCTTTAAAATAATCTTGAAGAATTAACCAGGAGTACATTACCAAGCACATAACTAAGTCATCATTTCTTCCATCTTCTGCCTCAAAGGAATTTCCTTTTTGAACAAAAGTCGTCAATTCATTTATTATTTCAAAGTCTGTAAATGTTATTTTATTATCTTCAATTAATGTTTTTAAATTTAAACACCCAACTTTTTTAGTTGTTTTTGACATCTTTACACCAAGTTGAACTTTTTTCCCAGAAAATCCTTGTCCCAAAATTTGTCCAGCCCTACCTCGCATTGAGCTCATGAGCAAATTTGGATATTCTAAGTCATAATGAAGTCCAGCAGCTACTTGATCACCAACATCATTAACCTCACAAAGAATGTATGCTTTATTATATGATAAAGCAATTTCCTTTATTATTTGAGGAAATAATATAGGTCTTATTTGGTTATTTCTATATTTTGATACAACTTTGTGTGGAAATTGAGATACATCAATTACTATAAATGCCGAATAGTCTTTCTCAACTCCACGAGCAACATCCACAGTAATTACATAAGTATGATCTTCTTGAGGATCTTCATAAACATCTAATCCAGCACTTGAATTTTTAGGTTTGTCAAATACCAATCTGTTTAATATTGGACCAGATATAAGAGTATCTGAGGAACCTAAAAATAAACATTCAAACTCTTGTCTCCATTGACTTTCACTTGTGTTTGCAATGGTTGATCTTTTAAACTCTTCGTCTCTTCCGGGGACATCGGTCCAATGAACTTCAATTGGAATATATTCATTCTTTTTTCTTTGTGCATCATCCCAAAGACGGTAGAAATGATTCATACCATATGGAGTGCTTACAACAATAACCTTAGATGATTGTCCTGATGTAATTACTGGATAAACTGAACTAAAGAAATTTTCCGCAACAGTATTTGGAACAAACGCAAATTCATCCAAAAAAATAATATTGTATGTTCCACCTCGTATTGATGATGCTGATGTTGAAGCTGCAGTGATTCTTGACTTATTTTCAAGTTCTAAGGATCCCTTGTTCCACGACAAGACGCCTTGTTGCAACCACTTAGGTAAATTCTCATAACCAGTCTGGAGGCGTGTTAGAAGGTCTCTGGCGGTGTTTGCTTTGTTTGCAAGAATTGCAATATTTGTATTATCATTAAAGATTGCATAATGAAGAAGATATGAAACTACAACTGTTGAATTGTGTGTTGGTATAAAGGTTTTTCCACATAAAAATAAATGATTATTACTATCTACAGAAATGCAAGCAACTGGGACACTATCAATTTTTTCTATTTTTTGAATATAAATTCTTCTATCTTGAGGTCTTAATGGTCTGTCATTATTGATGAGATTATATTTTCTCGGAAGATTAAATACTCTTTCAGTAGTAGTAAAAGAAACCGTATGATATAAACAACCTTTTATTTCTTTAACTCTTATTCTTGATTTTATTCCCATTGAAGATAATAATTCAACTACTTGCACAGTAAGTTCATAATTTTTTTGATAAAATTCAAATGATCTTGTATTTGGTTTTAAAGAACCATCAGTGTCCATAAGACCTCTGAGAAGTTCTAATTTAGATTCGTATGATGATCTTAAATACACTTGAGGTATGTGTTTATTTTTTAATAAATTATTTTCTTTTAATTTTTTATGTAAATCTGCACATTTAAATCTTATACAATTATTATCCTCTCTTAAGTATTCAATTTTTATTCGTGTTTCATAAAATTTAAAATCATTTTTATGTGCAATAATTCTAGAGTCTGAAGAATATCCATCTCCCAACCAAACGCCAAGTAAATACGGATCTATAGGAAGATCTTCTTCACTAAAGTTTTGAAGTGGTTTTGGGTATTCAATAAAATATGATCCAGTAACTCCCTTTCCTCGTTTATTAGAAATTTTTTTATCATATACATCGGCAATATCTTTAGTGGTAATAACTTTTTTACCGCATGTCCAATATGAACTGTTCACTTCCCATAAATGCTCAGCATCTGCAATTATTTCTTCTCCAGTATCAAAATAAATTTTATAACAATTACGATTATACATTGTTTCAGTTTTCATAGTTACTGAAACGCTATTTCCTTCTGGAGATAAAATACTATCTCCGACGGAAATTTCACCCATAGTAGTCCAACCATTTGGTGTTGGAATTGGAGTATCTAATGATAATGCTTTACCACTTTGACGAGGAAGTTTGCAAATAGTAAATCTATTCTTATGAAATGTATTTACCATTTCTTCTTGAAATGAGTACATATCAAAAGATTGTAAACCGTGATCCAGAGTTACAATTTGAATATATTTTTTGGCAAAGTGTACTGGATCTTCCGAGCACTTAATCCACTCAAGTACTTGATCTTTTGTAAATGGAATTTTGGTATTTGCTTTCTTGAGGAGTGGGTTGCCGAGATAATGTTCTTCAGACATAATTTAATCACACTACCATTTTACTTTATTAGCCCAATAAGCAGCAGACATTTTTCCTTTTGCTATATTTTTTGCATGTCTTGTTTTAAATCTATTCCTTCTGCTTGCATATGCCTTAGATTCTCCTTTTTTCTTTGGAGAACCTTTTACTCCTCGTTGCCCAAAACGAATAAGTTTTTCTTGTCCGTCAGAACATGCCTTAACTACATGAGATTTGCCAGTTTGCGAATCACCGACTGCTTGTGCTTTTGGTTTGTTGCACGGCATCTCAGACTTTTTTGCCTCTGATATTTCAACCTCTTCACCCATAGGTTTTACATAATTTTTATTGGGACCTAATTTTCCAGCGTCACCACCTTTATATGCATGAACTATAGGTTCTCCTGGTTTAAAATCCGCGACTCTATATGTTATCACTCTAGAACCTGGATAAATTTTTTGTATTTCATCGGAAATTTCTATTCTGCTTGGAATTTTTGCTTGAGGAAAAAATAATTGCATAGTATAATATTTGCCTCTCCAAGATACTGTGACAAAAATATTATTTCCAGTTTGTGCTTGAAGTCTTACTGCTTCATTTACATCTTTTTTCTTATATCCTTTTGCCTTGGGAACACCTTCTGATGGAACACAATTGGGAACTTCTTTGCCATTTTTTGATTTCATACCAACTTGTGTATATCCTTTCCAGCAAGGATTTTCTTCCTTAATACTTCCAGATTTAATTATGTCAATAAATTCAGCATATACATTACCGTTTGCATCTCTTACAGTATTACTTTCTTTTTGAGTCTCCATTTTTTTCAATTTTGTATAATAATCTGGTTTCTCATCTAAATGTTGAAGAGCAGTTATTCTTGCTGAACTTTTACTTGTAGTATGTTCAAATTCAACTTTAGTTCCAATTTCTAATTGTTTTTTAATTTGCTCTACCGATACTCCGTGCTTTTTAGCAATTTCTTCTGGAGATTTATAAGATTTTACAGGACCCTTAGGATCCCTTTCCTCACTCATTGGGCATTGTTTTTCTCCATGAACTGGACAAGATTTACCTTTCTTTGTATGATTGCAAGAACCTTCGGCAACTGGTTTTCCAATTCCAACCTCAGTTGGGTTTGTTTTTTGTCCGGGAACTTTCATTCCTTGAAGTGGTTTACACACTTTATCTGTGTTACACCAATACATTCCTTTACCACACTTTTCTTCGCCAAGAATTTT